GCGATGGCGATGGCGACGGCGACGGTGATGGCGATGGCTCCACGCTCCCTGAGGGCGAGATATGGAAGGCTCCAAAGGACACGATGCAAACCGTGTTCGATGATTTCTATGACAAGGCCAAGAAGACCAAGATGGTCGACGGCGTTACGAATTTCATGAAGATTTCGGGCAGCGGCTCGTGCCCAACGTTCACTGTTTCGGCGTCCAAATGGTGGGCATCGATGACGTATAGCGCGCACTGTTCGGGCGACTTCTTGGCGCTGCTGCAGCTGTGTGGATATGTGATTTTCGCGATTGCGGCCTATGCAGCCGTGCGCATCTCACTTACCTGAGGATAGGCAATGTCCGCTGACTGGATTGACGATTTCAAAGCGTGGCTGTGGAACCTCGTGCTGAAGATTTTCGACACGCTGTGGGACATGGTGATCGCATCGGTCGTGCGCACCTTCAAGATGCTCACCGAGCTGATCCTGTACGTGCTGTCTAAGCTGCCGTTGCCTGAGTTCATGCAGAACACCAGCCTTGGCGACATGCTGTCCAAGGGCGGCAACACAGTGATGTGGTTCGCTCAGCTGTTCCAGCTTGGACCGTCCATGGTCATGATCGGCATCGCCATCGTGTTCTATCTGCTGCGGCGCGTTCTCACCATAGGTATCTGGTAATGCTCGTATTCAACGAAGGCGTGCCGCGTGCTGGCAAGAGCTATGACGCCGTCAAGAACCACATTCTTCCGGCCTTGAAGAAGGGCCGACGCGTGTACGCCCGATTAAATGGCCTGCGTCACGACAAGATCGCCGCGCACCTGGGCATGGCTGAAAGCGACGTACGGGCGCAACTGGTGCTGGTAGACACGAAAGAGGTTGTCAGCGCCTTCTCGTGCAGCCAGGACGACACCGGTAAGTGGTGCATCCCGGATCACTTTAAAGATGCGCTGGTGGTGATCGATGAGGTTCACGAGTTCTATGTCAACGAGCGCAAGCCGCTCAGCCCGGAGGTAGAGAACTTCTGGGCGCTGCTGGGTCAGAACGGCGGTGACGCCGTGATCATGACGCAGTGGATCAACCGGCTTCACTCTGCGGTCAAGGCGCGCATCGAGCGCAAGAACACGTTCCAGAAGCTCACCGCAGTGGGCAGCAAATCGCGGTACCGCGTGACGTTTTTCCACACCACCTCGCCGGGCAAATACGAAAAGGTTGGCGGGCAGACGCTCAAGTACGATCCGGCCATTTTCCCGCTGTACGACGGCTATGCGCCGGGCTCTGAGAACACCGAGGTCTACGAGGAAGGCGGCAAAACAGTCTGGGCCGCAATGGCGGTGCGGGGCCTGATCTTCCTCGTGTTGGGCGGCATCGGCTTGTATTTCTTCGCAGGGTTCTTCCTCAAATCCAAGCCCAAGAGCGAGCCAGCGCCCCGCGCAAGCACTCAGGACGTCGCTCGGCGGTCGCAGCCTGTAACGCATGGGACAGGGGAGGCAATGCAGGGTCAACCGGCTGCGCCGGAGCCTGAGCGGGATCCGTTTGCTGATCTGACCAGTGAGCAGCGCTATGTCGCGGATCTCGGGGAGAAGGGCCGGATACGGCTGGCGCTGATCGCCCAGGTCGCTGGGGAAGATCGCGGATGGGTCCAGTGGATCAGCACTGAGAGCAACGAGATCATTGAGCAACTGGACATTCGCCAGCTGCGGGCGCTGGGCTATGAGGTGGCCGTCGAGTCGTAGGGCCTTCGGTTGTCGGCCGGAACTCACGTCACTGTAGCTACGGCATGGCCCTACACGGCCCCTATACGCGAAAAAGATGCACGCCTATACAACCTGTCAGGCGATGGCGCTGGCACCGCGACTGCGAGCGTAGCGAGTGGGCGCGGTGCTGGTGCCATCGCCCATGGTGCCAATGGCGGAACGCTGGTAAGCGTAGGCACGCGCCCTGTAGGCACATTTCCGGAGTCGGTGCAAAATCGATACTCGGGGAACTGATAGGAAAGCGTAACGCGTTACTTATAACTAAAGGTCATTTGCAATCGGTAACGCGTTACCATATTATAATCCCATCAACTCGGAAGGGGCAGCACATGGAAGTCGTCGCACTCATCATGATCGGATCAATTGTTGCTGGCGGCATCTGGGGAGTTGTCGCCGACCACATCCGCGAAGCCCGCTTCCTGAAAAGTGACGAGTACCGCGTCATCCAGCAGCGTAACGCCGCCACCTCGGAATTGCTGAAGAAGCGCATGGACGGCGAAGTCTAATGCGCGACCATAAAGACCCCGGCACCATTGAGATGCACATTCCCAAGAAGCGCGGACGCCCTCCGATCAACGGTGAGGCGATGACGCCTGCTGAGAAGCAGCGTCGTTACCGCGCTGAGCGGGCGAGGGCATCCAGTGCAATGGGTCGCCCCAAGGAACTTACCGATACGGTGCTGCTCGACTGCATCCGCCGCAGCCTATCGGACGGGTCTTCCGCCCGCACGATCGCTCGCCTAGTCGATGAACTCGCCCAGCGCCATGGCACTGCCGGTGCTGGAAGCGCGCAATAACGCAGCGGTCTACAATCAGCTTCCACACAGGGGGCTGACATGGACGTTCGCAAGATACTGTTCTTCATCGCGATAGCTGCCACACCTATTGCCGCTGCACAGCAGATTCATTCCGCAACGGGCCCTCAGTCCGTGCCCAGGTACGAGCCTAAGCGCGCTCAGCCTAATAATCTCGGCGCGGTGCCTTTGAACTGCCCACAGCATATCGACCCCAGAATGCGCCTGCTGTGCAACGACATCGAACGCACGCTGGTTCAGAGCGAGGCCAAGCGGCAAGGGCTACCAGTGCCATCATCGAGCGTCGTAAAGCTGCCTGCGCTGGGCAGTGCCGATGCCAAGTCGCTTGGCGCGGCGTGTGTTGGCGGAACTGCAATGCGGCGCCTCAGCAATGGTTGGGAGCAGCTGCGGGACGCTCAAGGCAACTGGCTGCGGTGCCGCGAGAAGTGATCAGGGGTGTAGGGGCATCGCCCCTACGGAAAACGCCTCACCCGCGCTTGGGGCGCCGTGGCCCACGTGACATATGGACCACATTCGATGGTTCGGCGCCGGTACCGGGATCACCCATGCCCAACCGCCGTTCTCTGCGAATTCTGACGTACTCGCGCAGGTATACGACGCTGGAATCCACTGCAGCGCAGCGCTTTCCAGATGCTGCCGATCGCGGGTGCCGCGGCCGGGCTTCCTCCATCATCAGGCGCCATTCCCGGGCGATGTTGCAGGTCAGCGACCACCAAGTCATGTCGCAGGGTTCAAGGCTGTGGCCCTCGGGGGTGAACAGGGGGCCTCCCTGAAAGCCGAAACCGGCCCAAGGGCCGGTCATGTCGATGCGGTCGTGCGGGTCCATCGTGGTCATGCTGCGATCTCGTCCTTGTTGGGTTCCCGGGAAGGGAGGCAAGACTTGATCCATAGCCAGACCCACGAAAGACGGCCCACCAACCATTTCGCATAATGTATATTATGTCAATACGCTGACGGCCGTAGTGAGGTACCACTTGGGCCTGCTCAAGCTCCTACTGGCATCGCTCTTGCCTCATCGCCGCTCCACGGAAAAACGAGCTTTGATGCACGGGCCACGACCTGACCGGCCCCACCTTGATCGCCATAGGCGTCGCCCCTACACGCCGTTACTTGCAGGCGGCGTAGACCTTGTCGTCCATCTGCCGACTAAGCTCAAACGAACGCTTGATGCCAGCTGCACGGTAGACCGCGTCCCGATGATCTTTGGCTGCTTGGCAGCGATCAGGCTCTTTGTACTGACTGACCACGACACCCCTGACACCACCACCAGACGATGCCTGGTAAGACTGCCGTTGATCACGCTGACGCATGTCCTGCCGTATACGCTCCAGGCGCAGCTGGTTTTCGTATGTGTCGTATTGCGGCGTGGCATCCCACGTCTTTTGGGGCGCGCTGTTGGCGCACGGTGCAGATTGGTAACTGGTCTTCCCACCTTCAACGCACTTATGCACCTGCTGTGCAGATGCCGGGCCGGCAGCCATAGCGGCCAGCAACAGAATAGCTCTCACGTCCATGTAGCCCCCTATAGCTGAGGGCATCATAGCTCCCGCGACTGTGACCGGTCACATCGAACCGAGCTGCAAGGCTGCTGCCAGGCGCTTCACAGGACGCAAGCGGTTCAAGGGCGATGATGAGTATCAGCGTGATTACATGCGTCGACTCGACCGGATCAGCCTCAACGTGCTTCAGAACCTGCTTCATTTCGCCCCACTGATAACCGCAGCCATGACCTGCGTGACGGCGTTGATCTGGGTCGTCTATCTGAATTTCTTCCTGCGCAGCTACCGCCGCCAGCAGCGTCCTTCCATCCTGATCACGTCGGGCGCGGGCAAGGACCTGGATGCGCACTGCTTCGTGACCAATCTGGGGCTTGAACCGGTCTACCTGCTCGATGTGGTCATCGACCTGATTGAGCCTACTGGGAAGGTGGTCCGCGCGATCATTCCCGAACGCACAGAGCGTTGGAGCCAAGCGATTCCCGGCGACGACGACGATGTCCGCCGTGCGACCAACGTGGGTGCGCTCAGCAGCGGCGGCGAACGAGACCTGGGGCGATTCCGGACCTTGATCGAGCGCGCCAGCATGGAGAACCCCGACATCGCCGCCGAGAACGCCTTCACCAGTCTGGAAGTCACCGTGGTGACGGTCACGGCGAGCCAGGCAGAGCTGTGTGGCGCTTCGCGCTGCTACCGCATCGAGCAACGCGCCGGTGGCAACGCTCGACTGAGAGCAAGAACCATCAAAGCACGCCAGCTGCAGGGGTACTTTGCGCGCCGTAGCCTGACTCGCCTGTTGACTGACCAGTTGAAGTCCATGGATACAGCGTAAATCCCATTCACGCCCCTCGTTGTGGTGGGTAGTCGGCACTGCCCTGCCCTCGAACCTACAGGCCGCTGACGATTGCCGGCCGCACTGTACCGACGGCCTGAGGTTGCGCCACGGCCACCCGGGCCGCTCGACCTCTCCCCGCCTTCACAGTTACCACGCCACCCCGAATGCAACTATGCAAGGACGCGACCTGCCTCCTCGGTAACCTATGCCCCACTTTCGCCGTCTTTTTGGTCGTTGGCTCCGCCTGCGTCGTCTTGTCCGTTGGCGCTGGCGTGAGCGCCAGGCCTCGGTCCCGGCCATTGAAGCCACCGAGGTCCCCCTGCGTGCCGCGCTGTACAGCGTTGAACAGATGGAGGTGTACGGCCGCGCACTGGCGCGCCAGCATCGGGTGCGGATGCGACCTGGCGCAGAGCGCCTGCTCGATCGCCTGCA